GCAAGTATACCGGCGGTGGCGGCGGGTTCCTATCTCTGGACTAAGACGGTAATAACCTACACGAGTGGAGATCCTAGCACCATGTATTCCGTGGCGAGGATGGGAACTAACGGAACTAACGGTAACAACGGGAACGGTGTAAGCAGCACGGTGATAACGTACCAAGCCTCCACCTCCGGCACGACAGCCCCCACCGGGACGTGGGGCAGCACGATACCTTCCGTTCCGGCAGGGCAATACTTGTGGACGAGAACGGTTATCAATTACACGAACGGGAGTAGTTCCACGATTTACTCCGTGGGGATGACAGGGAAAACGGGAGCGGACGGGAAAGACGCTTACACGATATTACTTGGCAACGAATCACACGCTTTCGCCGGTTCAACGGCAGCGGCGTTGGCAGGATCTACAACTTGTAGTGTTGTGGCGTACAAGGGGGCCACACGAGTGGCCGCAACAATCGGTACTATATCCGGTTTACCAACGGGCATGACGGCAAGCGTGGCTAGCAACGGCACAACGACACCCGTTATTACCTTCACGGTGACAACGAGCATGACGACGGCGAGCGGGACTGTTAATATACCCGTAACGGTGGATGGCAAGACGTTCACGAAGGTATTCTCGTACTCGATAGCGTTCAGGGGCGACCCGGGAGAGTCTATTAACGGGAAGATGTTGTACAAGGACCCGGAGTTCAAGAAGGGATTAAACGGGGTGGAAAAATACACTAATTCAAGCAACGTCTCCCCTGATTACATCGCTTCGAAACTAACGGTAGAGAGAGTTACCAAGCCATCGGATGCCCCGACACAATCCGGGTACTGCCTGAAAGTCACGTGTAAAGCAGCTCAAAGTCCCGGGTATGGCGGGGTTGTACAGAGTATACAATCCCGTGCAAACGCCGTGTTTATGCAAAAAATTATCGCCAAAATACCCGTTGGTTATAAAATAAATACAGCTTCCAATAGCATGGGAACAGGCTACACTGACACGTGGCTAACTCCCACGGAGGGTACAGGGAAATACACGACGTACCTTCGTAAGGTTGTCTGCGGGGCAACCGGAACTTTTAGCGCAGGTGGACACGTGTATATAACCGGTAATCCCGCCCCTACCGAGGCGAAACCGTTGGAATGGTATATCGCTTACATGACGGCGTTCGACCTGACCGCCGACGGGTACGGGGACATCGAGTCTGTGACGAAAGACGATTTCGCCTCTCAACTTGGGTTTGCTGACTTTGATGCTCTAGTAGCAAACGCTATAACGAAAGGACCGTTGATCAAGGCGGGGTATATTAATGCAGACTTGATCGAGACGGACAAGCTAGTAGTGAATGATGCTTTTGTGAATAACATAGTATCGAATCAAGCGTTTATTAGCAAGCTTGACGGGTACGAGTTTAATTTTAAAAAAGGAACTGCCGGTGGTTTTAAAATGGAATCCACCCTATTGTACTCCGGGGCGAAATTCGGGACGGGTGGTGCTGGAATCGCCATGCAGTCCATGACGAATAATTACGGGTTCAACGTGTACAAGGACAATAATAATTACATGGAAATGTTCCAGCGTTCTAGCGAGTGGGGATTGAAGGGAGTGGTTGGAGGAAATACGATACTTCAACTTGGATCAACAAATAAGATTGGAGGTTTCGATATCACGGATGATCGGATCGGTAGTATTTTTGGGACAGGGGGAGTTGGGAATGGTATGTCTTTATACGATTTTGTAGTTAAATTTAAAAGCGATAACTCGGGGGATAGCAGATTTGCGGCTCTTGGTACGAGCGTTTATCCGTCATCTACGGCTCAATCCACGTTATTGAGATTGGAAGAAACGAGATCTGGTAATTTAGATAACATACTATCATATTTTTATTGTAGTGGAGCTTCTGGTGTCTTGGATTCAAGAAATATAGCTATAAAAGTAGGAAAGGGAGACGTCGATATAGACAATGGTAATCTTAACATGGCTGCTGGTAATTTCATGAAAATGAAAGGTCAAATTCACTTTGACAACGTGATTACTTATACTGGAAGCGGTGCGGTTACCATAACTGCTGACTCTGGACATTTCATTTATTTAACTCCCATAACTGGTAATCCAGTGGTTAGCGTGTCTTCCGGTTTGCCTATCGGGAGCTGGTTTATTATAGCACATGCAACAACCGCTGGAGGCTATTATTACATCAAGCTGAGTGGATCGGATCGTTTTAGACGGAGAGGTAACGCGTATCAACAGGTAAACTCTCATAACCAAGATCCATCTTTGATATTTAAAGTCAATAATACCACGTGGATCATTGGGAATTTACCCGTGAACTGGATAGATTGGAATTAATAATTAAATAAAAGACCATGGAAAAAACAATCAAAATCAATTTCAAGAAACTGAAACTCACCAGCCTGTCCGGCGAGGTGAAAGAGATGGATACAAGAGAGGCTATAGGGGAATTAATTTACTCCGGGGCGAACGGTATCGGTTACAAGTTGCTGGCGGAAAAGATTTACAAGTCAGATAGCGAGGTAGAGCTAGACGAGAACGAGGGGAAATTACTTGTCCGGCTGCTTGACAGCGATTTTTTCACGAACAAGCTAACGGACGCCATACGTGCTTGCATTGAATAAAACAACTTAAATTTTGAAATCATGAAGAAGAAGCAAATTTTTTGGTTGATCGTTGCCCTATCGGTGGTGGCGTTGATCGTTCTCGTCAAGGTATTCCCGTTTTGGGTGTCGTTGACGAGTGTTATTTCATTCGGTTGCGGCGTGGTGCTGGGATTCTGGGGCAAGATGTTTCGTGATAAGTATATCAAGTGATAGCGATGGAAGAATTAAAAGAGATAGTGGACCTGATCAGCAAGATCGTTACGATAATAATCGTGCCGTTGCTCGGGATATTCTTGTTCTACAGTTCCAAGAAACGAAAAGAGACGGCGGCGGCGGTCAAGGCAGAGGCGGACAATACAAGTCAATACGCTGCGGAATGGAAGGAGTTATACGAGAAGAAGGAAGCGAAGGAGATGGAGCTAGAGGAAACGGTGAGCAGGCTTTACTCGGAGAAGAACGAGGATCGTTTAAGGATACGGGAAAGCATGGAAGAGATAACACGTTTAAAGATGGAAAACCAGAGATTAGATTTCTTGAAATGTAACATAGCGTTGAAGTGTTTTAAAAGGGTTCCACCTAACGAATTTATAGAGAAGGAGGATAATGATGAATAACGAGCGATTGAGCGATAATTTCACGCTAGACGAGTTCACCAGAAGTGATACCGCTAGCAGGCTGGGAATAATTAACGAGCCGGGAGAGAAAGAACTGGCGGCGTTACGTGTACTGGTTAGCCGGACGATACAGCCCTTGCGGGACAAGCTAGGTGTTCCAATCCATGTTAATTCGGGATACAGGTGTCCGGAGCTGAACAAGGCGGTGGGCGGTGTACCAACGAGCCAGCATTGTTTTGATTCTGAAACTGAGATATTGACGGAGAGAGGTTGGACTACGCCTAATACGATCAATGAAGGTGACAACGTGTATAGCTATAATATGGATACGGGATTCATCGAGCTTGTGCCGATTGAGCGCATAATCAAACGACATCATTCGGGGAAAATGGTACACATACAATCATTGCATACCGATATGATGGTAACAGACCAACACCGGATGCTTGTCCGATACGACAGCCATAAGTATGTTAGAAAAGGCAGTTTAAATATTACCCCCAAAGGGCAGGCTTATTTCGATTCGCTGAAGACGGACAACGACAAGTATCATATAGAACTTATCGAAGACGTATACGGGAGGCGAAGGCATTTCTTGTGCGCTGGAGTAATGAAAGGTCATTTCGAAGCGGATATGCTCCTCTTGAAAATGTGCATGGCGGCTATCTCTGACGGATTTTTTTGCTATAAGAAACGCTCCGTTGCTCTTGGGTTCAGATTCAAAAAGGAACGCAAATGCAGACAATTGGAACGTTTGCTTCACGAACTGGACTGGTTATACACGAAGACATTAGATAGGCATGGCGTATATAATTACTATTTACGAAGTTTCTATGCCGGGCAAATATACGATATTATAGGCCCAAACAAGATAATACCCAAATGGATTCTGAATATAGGCAGCGATAATTTGCGCGAACTGGTTAGATACTATTCCTTTTACGACGGTAGTTGTGATAAACGGGAGAACTGCGAGAGCTTCAGTATAATTTCTTCTGTGAAGGAAAATGTCGATATACTCCAAGCCATGTGTTGCCTTAGCGGAATGCGAAATCAATATGTCAAAAAAGAGGCTGGAAGATACAACATAAAAGGCATGACGGGGAATAGCAAAGAAATTTACCATATCACCATCAATCCGAACAAATATGAAACGAAAGTAAAAGAAGACAGCTTTTCTTTAGTTGATTATGACGGAATTGTCTGGTGTGTAAATAACCGAAACACAACACTTGTTATCCGAAGGAAAGGCAAGATTAGTATTCAGGGGAATTGCAAGGGCGAGGCGGCAGATTTAAGTATAGACGGTAAGGCGGCAGATATTCTTGAAGCGTTAGAGAACAGCAACATTCCATTCGATCAGGCTATACTTTACCGGAAACAGAATTTCCTTCACGTGTCGTTAAAGCTTGACGGGGTGCAAAGAAGTAACGTTATAATAAAGATGTGACATGAGAATAAGGGTAGGCAAAAACATATTTTTCAAGATAACGGTGAACCGGCTGAACGACGAGCCGGAAGATTTCACGGACGCTAGAAACGTGAAATTGACGATAAACCGGAAGTACAGCAGTTATCAAGTATCTCCCCCTCTAACGATACACAACAACATTATTGAATTCGAGTTCGTTGGCGGCGGTAACGCTACCTCGGGGCAGTACGAGGTTCACCTGTATTACGAGAAGCTGAACGAGGCTAGCGTGACCGGTATTGACAAGTTCTACCTTGACTTCTGCAACGCTTTCATTCTCGTTGACTTGACTTGCAAGGAAGACGCCGGTTTCGAGAGTGAATCTCCATCCATCAACTTGAAAGGGATTATCGAGCGTAACAGGGACGGGAAAGACGGGGTGACACCGAGGATAGACCCGGAAACGAAACGCTGGATGATCGGTATCGAGGACACGGGGATCGTGGCAGAGGGGAAAGACGGCTTAACCCCGTCTATCGGCGAGAACGGCAACTGGTGGATCGGGGACGTTGACACGGGGAAACCTTCCCGTGGTAAGGCTTTCGAGTATTCCGATTTCACGGAAGAGGAGATTCACGAGTTGCAGGAGCCTGCTAGAGCCATGATTGACGCATTAGATACCCTTGATAAAGCGGTGACTGCAAACGAGCGACAGCGAATCAATAACGAGAATACACGTGTTTCCAGCGAGAATGCCCGGAAGGAATCCGAGAACCTGAGACGAGAGGCCGAGAATACCCGTGCCAGCAACGAGGAAGCTAGAGAAACGGCAGAGACTGGCAGGGCGAGCGCCGAGGATAACAGGGTGAAAGCCGAGCAATCGAGGGTTGAAACTGAAAACAACAGGGTGACAGCGGAAAACACCCGTGTCGAGAAAGAGAACGAGCGTCAAACGGCGGAGAACACCCGTGACACGAACGAGCAATCACGAAAAGAAGCCGAGACGAATCGTGTAAAAGCAGAAGAAGGACGTGTTACCGAGTTTAACCGCTTGAAATCCGAATCCGAGACGGCAACTTTAAACGCCACCGCACAAGCCGATTACGCCAAGCAGCAAGGGGACAACGTTGCGGGGACGGTGAACGAGATAAAGACGGCGCAAGATGAATTAACGACAAGTATAAACAACCTCACCACCGTTCTCAACACCCAACAGGGAAACAGGGCCTTGTACGTTGCCGCCGGTGCCGTGTATAACGAGAAGACGGGATTCTACGAGCTGAATGGGTTGACGGATATAACGGAGGAGGAGATGAGAACGATTTACCTCCAAACTCATGTAATGGATAAGCTTTCATCTTATTATAATATTTTTGCTAGTTCTACTTTTAGAACCAATCTTGGATTTAATATTGGTATTACACAAACAAATGGTAGAAATGTTGATTTTAGAGAATCATTCTTTTTTAATCAAAAATTGGAAGTTCTTAGATTATCTTTTGGTAATAATATTAATGAAACTAGAATGATTAGGACTAGTGATATGTTTTATG